CTCTGGTTGTAGTTGTGAAAGCGGAGGATGGGGCCGCCTTGGTTGCTGGTGTCCAATTCGAACAGGCGTACCGAATCGCCCGGCTCCAGCTTCTGGATGTCGGTGATGATGCTCATGAGGAATTTCCTACAGAGGTTTTCCGATCAGGCTTTGATGCCGCCGGCGAGGATGAATAGCGCGTCCAGATCGGATCCACTGAGACCGAGGAGGCCCGCCAAAGCCTGGAGCATTTCGCTGTCGCGGTGGAACTCTTGCAAGTCATCCCAGGCGCGCCGGTACATAGCCGGCGTGTCCGGAGAGGAAAGCGCGGCCTCAGCCGCATCAAACAAAGAGCCCTCACCATGCGGCGTCTGGTGCATGGCCTCTCGCCCCTGGAACCGCGAAACCACGGCAGGCACAGGGGGAGGCGCAGGCGTATCAGGGTCGTGCGCGTCGTAGACCGCCAAGACCGCCGCCACCTGCTCGGGCGTCATGGGGTTGGGCGTTAAGTCGTTTGCTTCCGTCGTAAAAAGGAAGTCGCCGTCTCTGCTCCAAGTGAAAGGAAGGCCGTTCAAGTTTGCAGCGACCAGCTCTTGATAAAAAGTGGGCCCAATAGCCTTCATTGCATTACCTCACCTGTCAAATCCTGCTTGAAAGTGACTGCTATAGAAGCGTTGATCGAATAGCCGTAAGGGGAAAAAGTGACAAAGGCATCTGCCGCAGAGGCGTAAACCCCCGACACAGCCGTTTGCATCTGGGCCGATTGGTCATTTAACGAATTCCCATACCCGCCCGCAAAGCCAGTGCCGTTTACAGCAATGACAATGTATCCGCCACCACCTATGGCGCTAGGAGATGCGACTCCCGTAATGTTGACCTTGGCCAAGTCGTTTGCCCAAAGCAATGCCGAGCATCCGTTGGTCAGCTGTACGTAACTGGTGGACGTGGTTGAAGAATTGGCCGCACCCTCAAGCAAAGCAAAGCCTTTGCGGTTAAACCAGGAGGCCACCCAGCGGTATGTGGTGCTATGCACAAATTGCCCGCTTGCGTTGGTTCGGAGAAAGGCAGCCAAACTTCTGCCAGGGTCGCCCGACCGAATTTCAACCCCATCAGTGTGCGGGCCATGCCCTGTCGTTGTAGCCAAAGCGTCCAAGGCAATCCCGCCAGAGCCATCGTCTCTGGCGTAGACGTAGTAATTCGTGTTGGCCGCCAACCCGGAATTACTCAGCGCCACGCCGCCGGCTGGGATGCGGTACTGCCGGCCATTGATGATCAGGCCGTTACCGTTGAACGGGACCAGCCGACATTCAGTGGCGCTAACGTAGTTAAAGCGGCACTGCCCATGATCGTAACGGCCCATCTCAAACCACTGGCCCCAGGTGCCGCCGCCCGTGCCGAACCGCGCGCGAACATAACGGCGCAAGACCCCGCCGGTGCCGTTGCGCGTGGTGTAGGTCTGCGTCACCTGGGCATTTCCGCCGGCGGCCGCCTCGACTTCCAGCGTGCCGGCAAGCTGCTGCGGCCAGTTAAGCGCCGCCGTAGCCTGGGCGTCCGAATTCACGTAGTACAGGCCCGGTAGCCAGAGGGTATTAGCGTCCGTGCCTGCCGCCACCACTGCGCTGTACGGATACTGCGCGATTGGGCTTCGTCCACTGGTGTCAAGCGTGCCCACGCCCTGCGACGCACCCAGTAGCGACGAGCGGACAACCTCCTCCCACGCAGACCAGTTTCCGCCCACCAGAGAGCGGAAATACTGGCGGTTTGAATTGCTGGCGATGTACACCTGATTCGCGCCAGTAGCCGCAGTGCCACCCGGGTAGCCCGCCGAGTAGACCAGCAGGACGCCCGACTGACCAATCGGGAAGTTGGTTCCGCCCTGCGCTACGCTGGAAGCCGTGACGACCCATATTCCGCGCTGCGTGTAGGTGTTTAGATCCTGGGCGGCCTCCATGGACCCAACGTAGGGCAGCACGTTGCCAGTGGTGGCCACCTCCATCCAGGGCGACCACGTTGTATTGATTGCGAAGCGCCAATACCGGCGCGGTCCGCTGGTTGCCGCTACTGGTCCAGTGGAGGCCACGGTGTAACGCTGAATTGTCTGCCCAGCAACGCCTGTTCCGACCACCTCCAACAACCCACCAATCTGGACCGGGTAGTTATTGCCAGCGGTGGCTCCAGCCGTTGATGCTTGGCGATAGGCCCCGGGCAGCTGGTAGCTATTGAGATCATGAGCGGTAGTGGGCAGCGTCTGCGCCGCAGGAGCCTGCCCCGGGAGGAGCCTGCCGTCCGGGCCCAGCGTGGCGAAGCCATTGGCCGCGCCCAGCGCGTTGGCGATGCGGTCCATGTTCTGGTTGTGCTTCAGGAACGCATCACGGGCCGGATCTCCGGTCCCATCATTCGGCGCTGCGCCGATATTGATTTTCACAAGCGGATCCACAATTCCCTCTACGGTTTGAATACTTGCTGGAAGGTGGCGGAAACCGTGTAAACGTCTCCGCCGATGTGGGCCAGGTTGAAGCTCGGCGCCTCATACAGCCCCTCTTCGCCAAGCGGCGGCGTCCAATAGAACGACCTGATTCCAGCGTGCCTGCGTAGGAAGGTGGCTATGGCTTGCATTTCCTGCTTGCCGCCCGCGAAAGTGAGCGGCCAGGACTGGACCTCCGTGTTGATGCCGTCACCGGCCACCTGCCGGTATCCGTCTCCGAACTGCGCGGTCAAGCGACGAAACGAGACCGTCCCGTTGGGCTCGCCCGTGGCCCGCCAGGTAAATCGTTCAGCCATCAGCCTCTCCCATTCCGCGCGCTCCAAGCGGCCCCGCCCTGACGATGCGAACGGTCAACAACTCGCTGGGCGACCACTTCCATCTGCTTGAGCATTTCCCGGCCCATGGCTTCGTCCTCGCCCGAGACGCGCGATTCGCGCCCGCCGTCGTTAAAGATCACCTGGTTGGTGATCTGGTAATTGTCCCCGGGTCCACCAGAGCCGCCAGTCGCGCTGTTCTTCAGAGGCGTGACGTAGCCGCCGTTCTCACCGCTCATCAGGTACGTTTGGCCTCCTTCGGTGTACAACTCGGGACCCAACTCCCTGACGCGGTAGAGCGAATTTGCTGCCGTTGGACCGCCAGAAGCGCGACCACCAGCCAGGTTCCAGCCCGTCATGCCGTCTGTGTTGCCCACAGCCGCCATTCCGGTGCCCTGGTAGCTTGCCCCGGCCGATATGCCGCTGGTCGCCGCTCCTGCAAGCAATCCAGCGAAGTTGCCTACCATCCCGACGATCGCCTGGCGCGTCGCAATCCTGGCCAAGTCGGCAATTACGGAAGTGGCGAAGTCCTTGAACGATAGCTTCCCAGTCGTCACGAAACGGACGATTGCGTCCTCCATGCCTTGGAAAGCGTTGGAGAACAACGCTTTCGTCTGCGCAGCCACGTTGGCCGCCGAATCTTGGTAATTCTCGAGAGCGGAGGTGGCCCCGTTCTTCCAACTGCCCTGCGCTTCGCGCACCTGGTCGAAATACTGCTGCTGCATCGACAGGCGAAGATTCAGGTGTTCCTGCAGGAGTGCGGTCTGGCTCTGGTAGGTCTCCTGCGTGATCTGACCCGACGCCATCGAGCGGTCAAACTGCGCCTGCTGACGCTGATAGTCCCGCAAGATCGCCTGACGCGCGCGAAGCTCCTCCTGCGCGCGGTCACCCAGCCCCACGCCGGCCACCTGGTCGGCATACTGCTGCTGCTCCAGATCCCGACTCGAGGCCAAACTCGCGCGGAGAGCTTCGACCTTGGCAGTTTCCTGTTTGGTCCGCAGCTCCTTTTCAGCCGCCACGTTCAGATCAAGCTGACGGCGCAGCAGGTCTTGCTGGGCGAGCAGGCTCTTTTGATCCGCCGTCAGGACCTTCTTTTCCTTCAGGTCTGCGATCTGCTGTTCGAACTCGGCCCGCTTCTGGCCCCACGTGGCCAGCTTGCTTTCGCTGCCGATCTGAGCCTGAAGAGAAGCACCAGCCTCGCGATACTGCTGAAGGAGCTTCGCCGCGGCGTCTTCCGTGTACGCCTTGACCGCAGGATCCTTGTACTTGTCGTTGATCTGGTCGATCAGCTTCTTTTGCGTCTCAAGGGTTGCCCCAGTGATCTCGGCGTCCTTCTTGACCTGGGCGATTTCGCGCTCGCGCTTCTGCCGGTTTGTCTCGGTCTCTTTGGCGAGAGCGGACAGTCGGGCCGCGGCGGCGATCTTCTCGGCCTCCTGGCGCTTCTGAAGGCCCATGATCGCCGCTTCATCGGCTTGCTGCTGAAGCATTGCTGCTTCAGCAGTCAGGCGGCGGCTCTCCTGCTCCAGCGGCCGAGCGCGCCGGCGCGCACCGCGACCGCCGTCTCCGAAGAACGCCTGAGATTCGTCCGTCTGCGGAGTCGCGTTAGCGCGCATCTGGACCAGCTCGGCGTTGACGGCGCGCAGCTTATTGGTGAGATCGTCAAAGCTCGGAGCGCGCCCCAGGCTCTTCATTGCCTCCCAGGCGTTGCTGGCGCCCTGCTTGACCGCATCCCACGCCGTCTCCAGCGCCCCCAGGTTTTCCCGCACTTCCGCAGCTTGCTGCTTCACGGCGTCCGCATAGGTGCGCTGCGCCAGCGCCGCCGCTTCCTGGCTGCGCCCCTGCCGCTCCAGGTTTGCGATCTGCTGATAGATCTCCAGCGTCAGGAAGTGCTGCTGTTCGTTCAGTGCGGCGATTGCCTCGGCCGGCTTGCCGCGCAGCGTTTCGAACTCCTGCACCGTGTCGGCAATGGCCTTTCCGGTGGCGCGGTTCGCCGCAACCGCCGCTTCTCCAACCACCGCGAAGTTCTGCCCGGCAATCTTGCCCGAAGCCGCGATCTGGTTGAGCGCATCAACGGCCTTCCCGCGAGACCCCGCCACGTCCGCGATGCGCGTGGCCAGGTTGGACATACCTGCGGCAGTCTGCCCGGCTGCGTTGCCGCTCAGAATCAGCGTCTTGGTGAACTCCGGCAGCTCGCCCTTGCTCGACATGAGCGCAGTTGAGAAGACGGCGACCGCAGCTGCGGCCACCGTCCAGGGATTCACCAATCCCAGGATAGTGCTGCCGAGAGCCCGCGCCGCTGGCACGATGCCGCCAAACATGTCCTTCAACTGTCCGCCCTGCTGCAGCAGCACGGTCAGCGGTTGCTGCCCGCCCTGCAGCGACACCACGATGTCGGTGATCTGTGCCGGGACGCCGCGAAGCGCTGCGGCCTGCTGTGCGGCGCTCACCCCGTACTGATTCAACTGCTTCGTGGCGCCGACTGCGGCGGTTCCCGTCGCCGACAGCTTGGTCTTGAGCTCGTCCAAGATCGAAGTCGGCACACCTCGCAGAGCGGCGTTGTAAAGGATCTGCTCCTTTCGCGTCATGCCGATGGTGTTGGCCTGGTTCACCAGCGCATCAACACGGCGGCGCTCCGCAGCAGCCAGCTTCGTGTAGTCGGCTTGCGCGGCCTGCGACATGTCGCTGGTGCCGCGCTTGGCCGAAGCGATGGCGGCGTCAAATTGCGCCGTGTCGACGACGATGTCTAGCCGCGCGGTGCCAATGCTTTCCTGTGCCATGTTCAACTCTTATGGAAGATTTCCAGGGCCGCCCGCTCGATGATCCGGAGAACGTCCATGATTTCCTGCTGCTCCGCCCTGGGAAGCTCCTGACGGTCCAGGTCGTGATACAGGACCCCGTAGTCCAGCCCTATCGGACCTCCCGCTCCCACACGCCACTGCGTGTAATTGCGCGTGAACAGGTTGAACGCCGGCACGTGGTCCGGCCAGAGTTCGGCGCAAGGCCGGGGAAAGTCGCTGAGCTTTAACCCGGCCATCGCTAACGTTGCGGCTGATGGCGGCTCCCAAAGGAAAGCCGCCACAGCCTCGGTCAGTTTTTTCTGCGTTCGACTCGGATGGCGTCATTGAAGGCGCTCGCGATCGCCAAATCGGCGCCGGGCTGATGCTCGCAGAGCAAGTCGATCGACTCCTTGCTCACCGGCATGTCCGCGTCCCACTTTTCGATCAGCAGGAGCAACAGGTCGGCGGTCGTGATTTCACCGGCAGCCAACTGCTTCATCAGCGCGTCGTACTCTTTGCCGGTCTTGTGGCGGTACGTGACGTTCAGTTGCTGCTCGCGCCCCTGGCCGACGATGGTGATGCTGGCGTCGATGGTCGGGTTGGACTTGATCTTGAACGTCATTGCGCTGCCTCGTAGCGGATGGGATCGGCGATGAGAGAGAAAACCGCCGTGTTCTGAAGGTTCTCGTTCACTTGGCCGACGGGGACCTTGTTGAACGAGGGATAGGCGTAGTAGAAGAGCGTCGAGCCGTTGGGCAGCACGCCGCGCACGACGACGGGCTCGCGCAGGCGGTCAGCCTCGATCAGCGCCGCATACCAAGGCTTGTCCGGGTCGTAGTCCAGCGAGACCGTCATGGTCATCGCGTTCTTGAAGGTCGGCTTCTGGCGCTGGCGGCTGGTCGGATCTTCGACGTACTGATAGTTGAAGAACTGCTGATCGCCACCGGCCATCACCACGTCGCGCACCTGATCCAGATCTACCCAGGAACTGACTTCCTGATAGGAGCCAGCGCCCCCGCCTGCCGGGAACAGGGCGGTGCTCGTGGTGTCCACGCCTTCCAGCTCGAAGCTGTCGGTGTCTGCATTGGCGCTGCGCGCCACGGTCTCGCTCAGATTGGTCCACGCCGATTTCAGAACCAGGATGGAGCCGTCTTCCGGCGGGGCAACCGCGGAGGCGACAGCCGGATTCGCGTTGGAGATGGCCGAGATGGCGGCGGCCGCGGCGAGCGCCGTCGAGATGGAATACCGCGTGCCGTTGATGAAGATGGAAGACATTTGTGTTCCTCAAATGAGAAAACCCGGCGCGCGGCCGGGTTCGATGTAGAAGCGGGGGGGGGAAAGATCAGGAGGGAAGGAACCAGATACCGAAGTCCTGGCGGGTGCCGTATTTCTTGATCGCCTCTTCGTAGAGGCTGGCGGGCGAGCCATACGGCTCAACAACAGGAAAGTCGCTTTCGCACAACGCTGTGCCGATCTGGTCAGCAATGTCGCTTGCCTGCGCCCGCGTGGCTGCCCACACGAACACCTGCACGCGCTGATGCCGCTTCTCGCGGCGTTTGCGCTCCACGTACCATTGTTCTTGCCCGCCAGCGCCTTGGTAAACGATCAACGGAAACACAGGCTTGTCCGGGGTGACATCTGGATAGGCACGCCCGCCGACCAACGCCCCCAGCACTGCGAGCAATTGGGCTTCAAGTGACATCTCGAACCTCCTGTCCTGCCAGAAGCTCCGGCAGCCGTTGCCGCCCGCGCTGAATCATTACTACCTGCGCACGTGCTGACGCGGCCTCATACGCCGGCCGCAGGAACGGATAGGCAGGCACCCACTTGGGCGTTGCAAGCTTGCGGCGCTTGTCGGTCACATAGGTTCCGTCGGCCCTCTTGATCACCGGATAGATCTGCCAGTGCCCGAACTCCACCAGGTGGCCGTGAGGCGCCTTACGCTTATTCCAGGTGACGGCGTACTGGACTTCTTGATCCGACGAGTACCGTTCCCGGAAAGCAAGGTAGATGGCAGCGCCCAAAACGCCGTTGTGCGTATTCACCCGCGCCTTGGCCTCATCCCGCAGCACCTCGCCGCCCGCAACGGCCATGGAGCGCGCCAGGCTGACCCGTGCGGGCCCCAGCAGCCGATCCAAGCCCGCCGCCCAGCCGGATGTGTCGAAACTTGCCTGAATCCCCTTAGCCATCGCTGCCCCCCTGCTCGCAGATCAAGTCCGTCCACTGCCGTCGCGCAAGGTCCATCCGCACATTCTTTATGTCGAAGGGTTCGCCAACCGGCTGCCCGTCGTAC